GTTGCTAAATAAAATTAATATTTAAACCTCTTGACAACCTCTATTATACTTGCTATAATAGAGGTTTACTTTTATAGGAACATTCAAAAATGAATTTAGAAGAGTTGCAAAACCAGTGGCGACAAGACAGCCGCATAGATCAAAACAATATAGCATTAGAATCAATAAAAACTTCCAGCTACCATTCCTTCTACCTATGGGAGCTATCAACTCATAAGGCAAGGATAATAAAACTTGAAAATGATTATGCAACTGCCAAGAAATTTAAGATTAAATATTATAACGGTGAATTAACCAAAGAAGAATTGTTGGAACATAATTTAGATCAATATCAAGGAAAAAAGTTACTCAAGAGCGACATGGAAAGTTTCTTGGCTGGAGATGAGCAGATACAACTTATCATGCAGAAAGTACAATATACCAGTATAATAATTTCTTTTTTGGAATCAGTGCTGAAAAACATCTACAATCGCAACTATGAGATTTCAAACTTCATAAATATTACAAAATTTAATGCTGGCTTCTAAATAAAACTTGACTTCTTCCAAATACCTGCTATAATATTACACATACTTTAAAAACAACCGGAGACAAAATGTATACAGAACAAATTATGTTTGCCCACACATTTCAAGGATATACTGATGCCATTGATTTTTTAAAACGAATCGGAAGACTTTCTACATTACAAGAAAGTCTTCCGATGGATGATATAGTTGCACACGCAAACCAAATTAAAGTAAACCAAACAATCTTAACAGAAGGAAACTAAAATGAGTAAACAAGAAATATTTGAAGAATTAGAAATAAACAACCATCAATTCTATTTAATACAAAAAGAACAATTGGTGTTAGAATCCATTAGATGTGAACTAACAAAAAAGGCATTAGAGTTAGAATCACAAATAGAAAGCCTAATTGACAGAGAAGACCAAGTTTTATATGCAGAAATGGAAAACACAGTAGAATATTTGGATTTAATTGACGAATATGAAATACAAAGTATAGTTGAATTATGCTTGACTGGCAAATAGATGGCTTATGTAGACCCAATCATTGGCTATAGAATTCACCAGTCGATAAAATTAACATTACATTCACCCAAATTCAATATGTTTGTTAATGGTTTGGCTCAAATTAATCCAAAAACATTTGATTTGAGGAAAGACCGCTTTCTTTACAGAAATATTACAAGCAAACTAAATAAAGAAGAAGTGATTTATTATTTTCTTGCGAATTGCTTGGCTGGTAATAATTACCCCCTTGCTAACTTTGCGGAAGAGGGGATGCAGAATTATAAGGAGTTTTTAAGAAGGAAAGAATCGTTAAGTTATTTATTTGAGAATGAGCTGACTGATGCAAGCTTAGAGGTTGATTCTGCCGAAGAATTGTATGCTACATTGAACGATAATCCACCACTAATAATATCGTATTACCTTGGAGGTATTTTGTCCTTAGAGAGCCTATGTTTGATTCAGCTAAATTGTTTTGACGTATTGAATATTAAGTATAATGATTATATCTGGAATCAGAAAAAAGACTTCATCAGAAAAGTTTTGCTTTTCTTTGAAAATGGAATGATTAATTATGATGGTGAGAGAATTAATGGAATATATAGAAAGGTTTTTGGAGGGTAAAATTTGAAGGTATTTATAGTAACTGTAGATACTGGTAGCCCATTTGGGAGTGGTTATTATAGAGTTTATGGAAAGGATTTGGTAGATGTTAAGCAGATTTTGGCAGAAGCTTGTATAACTAAATACTTATTAATAACTGATGATGTTGGGAAGATTAGAAAGAAATTTAGGAAATTTTTACTGGAAATTAGGAGGAAATAACTTGACTTTTGCTGAAAATCTGCTATAATAGATGTATAAATAAACTTTAGCAGGAGAGAGAAATGAGTGGAAAACCAAATAGAAAAAATGAAGAATTGATTACTCAAGAATATTTAAAGAGTATTTTAAAATATGATCCAGAAACTGGAGATTTTACTAGGTTAATTAGTCCCACAAATACTGTTAATATAGGTGATATAGCCGGATATGTAGATAGAAAAGGTTACGTAGTAATAGCAATAAATAACATAGATTACAGAGCGCATAGACTTGCTTGGTTATATATGACTGGATCTTGGCCTTTATTCGTTGTTGATCACATAAATGGTGTGAGTATACCTAATTTCAATAAATGGGATAATTTAAGACAACTTACCAATGGTGATAATAATAAACATAGAGTAACAATGAACAAAAATAACAAAAGTGGATATAGAGGAGTGACTTTACATAAATGTGGAAAATATAGCGCACAAATAAGTTTAAATGGCAAAACGAAACACTTAGGTTTGTTCCAATCTGCGGAAGATGCTTCAATGGTATACGAGAATGCAAGATTAAAATATTACATAATAGAAGAAATTAAAAAGGAGGATATAACTTGACAAAACCAAAATAACTGATATAATATTACACATACCAAATAAAACATAATACAACAACATAAGAGGAAATACAAAATGGCAAGTTCAACTCTAGCAGCAATGAAAAACAGAAGTGGTGCATTTAGCAAATTATTGGCTGATGTAGAAAAGATTAAGAGTCCGTCAGATACCAAAAACTTTACTGATGATCGTATTTGGAAAATGACAATAGATAAAAGTGGCAATGGTGCTGCTGTAATCAGGTTTCTTGATGCACCTAAAGAAGAAGAAACACCTTGGTGTCAGATCTGGAGACACGGGTTCGCATATGTAAATGGTGTAATTCAAACACAAGGTTCAAAAATCGTAGGAGCGAAATGGTATCTGGAGTCAAGTTTAACCACACTTGGGCAGCAAGATTACGTTTCAGAAATGAATAAAATTGCTTGGGACTCAGGTGATCAGGATTTGGCAAGAGCCAGAAAAAGAACCCTAAACTATTACTCAAATATCCTTGTGATTAATGATCCAGAACATCCTGAAAATAATGGCAAAGTGTTCTTATTTAAATATGGAAAAAGTATAATGGATATAATTATAGCAAGAACTAAAGATTCAGAAATTGATCCTTTAGATGAAGATAGTGAAGTTATCCCAGGTATTAATCCATTTTGTTTTTGGAATGGTAGTGATTTTGCTTTGAAGATTAAAAGAGTGAAAAATTGGCCTTCGTATATTGATAGTACATTTAGAAAACCAAAACCTTTATTTGGTGGAGATGATGATAAAATCGAAGCAGTATGGAATGCCCAATATTCTTTGACTGAATTGGTAGACCCCTCACACTTCAAAAGTTACGATGAACTTAAAGCAAGATTCTTGGCAGTGGTGAATGGGGTTAGCATTGGCTCGGCTGATGAAGCAGATAAGGTAAAGTTTGTTGAAGAACCAGAAGATGATGTACCTGTTTTTGCTGACCTTAAAGCTCCAAAAGTTAAGGCTCCAAAGAAAATGCCGGTACTCCCAGAATCGGATGATGATGACCTCGATTTCTTCGCGCAATTAGCAAATAATGATTGAAATTTTTTAGCTAAATAGTATTATAGGATGATGTAATAAGGAAGTTGCCAGGGAAGCTTTCAATTGATTGATAAAGCATAGGATGCTTCGCAAGGAATGATGTTGATGGGGTTTAGAATAGTTGGGATTTGCTCTATTCTATACCCCATTTTTTTGTTTAAAAACTAGGCCAGCCTTGGCCCAATAAGCCACTAGTATTGCCCATACGATCAAGCATATATTTTGTAGGATCTGGGTTGCGGTTGGGCAATCTCACGATGTCCGCCATCCCAGATTTGGCATTCCCTCCATTGTTGTTGATCGTTGTATTGCCACTATTCGATATTATTGCTGCTCTATCCTTGTCTTTCTCTTTCTGCTCTAATTCAGAAGCCATATTACTTGCTCCACTTAAGGCTTTAGAAGTTCCAGAAAAAACTGGAGGAGTAATTGCAGAAGTTACTGGCGGCAACGCAGCTTTCTTTCCAGTTAATATTTCACTTGCAGTATGTTTCTTTTCAGTGCTTTTAGAGGTCATAATCTTCTTTACAATTTCCGCATCTTTAGTTAAATCTCTGTGCCAAAATGTCTTTTGATTTTCATCCTTCATTTGTTGCTTCTTAACTGGATCAGTCTCTTCTCTAATAGCTTTTGCATTATCCACAGCACCTTTTAATAAAAATGCACCACCAGCCAAAGCAAGGAGTGGTAACAGAACTGGTAAAGCGGCAGTCAATGCAGTAATAGCACCTGATATAATAGGGGCGATAGTACCTAATGCACTGCTTAAACCACCAATAATTTTACTTATTAATGATTCCTTGTCTTTACCTTCGCCAACTTCTTTTTTATTCTTTTTATCTTCTTCAGTCTTACTTTGCAATAATTTTATGACCTCCTTGCGCCAAGCCCTTGTGGCTCCTTCTTTTTGATGTTCGTCAATTTCTGCCCTTGAAGTCAGAGAGGATGCTAACTTAGATGTGGGAGTAGCATTTAATTCCTTAGCTGCCTTTGATTGACTTAATCTATCAAAGATATTAGATTGCGATTTTATCTTAGGTGGTATTGATGCTTTCTTGGTTGCTTCTTCAGCATCATGTTCTGCAACAATATTTAAAAATTCTTCCTCGGTCATTAGAGGTGCTCTTTTAGGTGCTCTCCTTACAGTTGGTGTTACTGTTGGCTGCACAGTTGGTTGCACAGTTGGTTGCACAGTTGGTTGCACAGTTGGTTGCACAGTTGGTTGCACAGTTGGTTGCACAGTTGGTTGCACAGTTGGTTGCACAGTTGGTTGCACAGTTGGTTGCACAGTTGGTTGCACAG